GCGGCGGCACACAAGCTCTTGCCCACCTGGCGGGAGGCTAAGATGAGGACCCGGTCAGGTGACTCGGGGTCGTGGCGCTGGTGCTCGGGCTGGCCGCCGTCTTGGTCCTGTGTGTCCCCCTCCTCGGCTACGCCTCCTTTGTGCTGGGCGGCCTGGGGCTGCTCCTCGGCCTGTGGGGCCTGTTCCGCTCGCCGGGCCGGGACAGCGGCGTGCCAAAGGGCCGGGCCGGCGGTCCTGCCGCGGTGAGCGCCGGCCGCGCCCTGGCCTACCCGCTGGCGGGGGCGCTGGTGGCTTGGCCGCCCTGCTCCTGGCCCTGCTACCCTTCCTACTCCAGCCGCACTGAGCTTCGGAGCCGCCGGAGGGTATCCAGCTGGGAGGGATCGGCTGAGGGCGCCTAGCGGGCCGCCTGGACACGGCGACTCGGCTTCCGGGAACTTCCCGGCAGGGGGCTATGCCGTGGCCGCAGGCCCGCCGCCCCTGGCCGCCTTAGTCGCCGCCAGGGTGGGCCAGGGGGTCGGAGCCGAGTCCAGCCTCAAACCTTACCGCCATGCGCTTCAGAGTCCCCGGCTCGAAGGCCCGGCACGCCTCGGGCCGGGCCTGGTAGACCGAGCAGGAGCAGGCGGTTCCTGATGTGCCGGCAAACGCGGCACAGACGGCGTCCCCTCCAGGGCCGACATAGGGCCGCGTATCCCGCAACTGCCGCCCGTCGCGGTCGCGAATGACCGGCAGGGCGAGGCATCGCATCGTCGCCGCCTCCGCCTGCCGCAGGCCGACGTAGCCCCCTCCGCCGAACCAATTCACGTACCAGGCTCGGCACCGCTGGCAGTTGTACTCGGCGGCCAACGCTCATCGTTAGGTTTACCGGGGTGGGCCCCACTCGAAGGACTCACGTGCTGTCCTTGCGGAAGATCGGCGCTAACGCCGCCTCGATGAGGGGGCGGCGGCGTTCAAGCGGGACGGGCCTGTCTTCCGTGATGGCCTTGCGAGTGGCATTCCGGCCGATCCCGACCTAAGCTTCCGACGAGGAAGGCCGGGACCTCTTGTTCGCGCTGGAACCCTCCCCATGACACGACCGCGCCGGGCACGCAGCGATTCGGTCCAGTCTCCGCTGGAGACGTACCTCCGCGACATCAACGAGACCCCCCTCCTCAACGCCGACGAAGAGAAGGTCCTGGCCCACCGCATCGAGCAGGGCGACAGCGAGGCTCGCGACCGCATGGTGCGTGCCAACCTGCGTCTGGTGGTGAACATCGCGCGGTGCTACAGGGGGAAGGGGCTGGGGCTGCAGGACATGATCGAGGAGGGCAACCTCGGCCTGCTGCGGGCGGTGGAGGGGTTCGACCCTTCCAGGAACACGCGCTTTTCCACCTACGCCTCCTACTGGATCAAGCAGTCCATCAAGCGGGCGCTGGTGAACACCGCCAAGACGATCCGCATCCCGGCCTACATGGCGGAATTGCTGGCCAAGTGGCGGTGGGCGACGGCCAAGCTGCAGGGGGAACTGGGCCGGCCGCCGACCCAGGAGGAGGTGGCCCGCTCGCTCAACCTGCCCAAGAAGAAGCTGGCCATCATCAAGAAGGCCATCCGCGTCTACAGCTCGGCGCCGCAGACCGACCAGCCCGAGACCGGCTGGTCGCTGGACGAGACGCTGATGGACGGCCACACCAAGACGCCCCACGCCGAGATGGTCGAGGCCGACGACCTGCACCACGTCCTGGATCTACTTGAGAAGATGGACAAGCGCGAGGCCGCCGTGCTGCGCATGCGCTTCGGCCTGGACGACGAGGAGCCGAAGACGCTCAGGGAGATCGGCGAGCGCCTCGGCCTGACCCGGGAGCGCGTCCGCCAGATCGAGAGCGAGGCCCTCAACAAGCTCAGCGAGAGCATGGGGGAGCGCGTGGGGAAGGCGTGAAGGGGCCGACGGGTATCGGTTCCTACCACCCAGTTCCTTGACGGGTTGGAGGTGCTGGTCAGGCGGCCTGAGCCAACCACGGCCGCCGTCTCCCGCCGCCGCTCGCGCAGGGCCCGGAGCGTGCGGAGGAAGATGCCTGGCCGTCCCGACCATCGCACGGAGTCAGGAGGGCCCCCAAGCGACCTCCGGAGTCCGCGGCGGGCGTGACCGCAGGCGGCCCCCGAGTCCGGCCCCCTCCCTACACCATCAGCCCAGGCCGGCCGCTGCCATGCCGGCTCGGTCCAGCGCCGCCAGCACCCGCCGCAGCTCCGCCGCCCGGGCGGCGTCGGCCGGCGTCGGCGTTGCCGGGCCGGCGGCTTGCCCGCGGGCGTAGCGGACGAGCGCCTCGTCGGCGCGGAACCACTCGCCCCGGAGGCGCAGGTGCCGCCACCCCCGGTGCTCCCGGACTTCCACCTCCCGGCCGCCCGGGACGGCCGCCAGTAGGTCCAGGGGCACGGCCGAGCCCGTCGCCAGCGCCCGCAGGCGCCCCGCCAGGTTGGCGGTGCGGCCGATCTTGACGGCGGCGCCGGCCCGGACGAAGTACACCACCTCCCCGGCCGTATCGCCCCCCGGGGCGGCCTGCGGCCGGCGCTTGCGGCGTCGGTCCGGCATGGGACTGCCCTCCGGCACGTGGGCCACACCCCCGGGCGATCCTCCCTCCCCGCCGGTCCGTCGCCGGGGTGATTGCGGGCCCGGCGGCACTACCACAGCGGATAATGGCCCCCCCCGGGCGGGCCGAAGATCGGGTCGGGCTCCCGGCCCGGGGTCAAGATGCAGGGGCCCCCGCAGTCCGGGTCGGCCGGGTACATCGTCCGCACCCGCCTCCGCCCCACGACGGCGAGCGCGAACGCCACCGCCCGGTCGTCGGGCTGGCCCTCGGGTGCCCGCAGCGACGTGCCCTCGACGCTGGCGAGCTGGGCGAACGTGTCCGGGGTGTGGATGACCGCCTCGCCGTCGCGCAGGACCTCGCCGGCGCGGTCGTAGAGCAGGGCCTTGCTCTTGCTGGTCGTGTTCCAGCCCGGCTTGCCGTCGTCGCCGTACAGGCGGAGGAGGCGGGAGTTGTCCCGCAGCCAGAGCAGGACCGCCTGGCCGTGGTTGTTCCTCTCGACCAGGACGGCGGCGCCGTTGTACCACCGCCCCACGGCGTCGACGTGCGCCGCGAACGTGGCCGGCTCGAAGCGGCCGGCCAGAGACGCGACCTCCTCGCTGCTGTCCGCGTCCAGGACCTCCAGGGCGCTGTCGTCGGACGTCGGGTTGCCCTCGGCCGGGTCCGCCCCCACGACGTAGCGGCGGCCGCGGGCCGGCGGGGCGTACACGGCCAGCCCCGGCAGGGCCGGCGCGCCCGGGCCGGGCGCTACCGGCTCCGCCTGGCGGTAGCACCGGGTCAGCCACTCGACCGGCAGGCGCTTGTCGAGCGACCGCGCCGCCAGGGCCTCCTCGTCCGTCGCCGGGTACTGCTCGTGCAGGTCGTCCACGGCCCCCGTCCGGGCCAGGACATCCCGCCTCTGGGCGTCGTACCAGGCCGCGTCCCGGTCCGGCCGGGCGTGCCAGGGCAGGAACACCTGGGCCCACCCGTTCTGCCCCTTCCGCGCCCCGTCGTAGATCCGCTTAAAGGGGGACAGCGGCTTGGTCTTGTCGGCCCGGGACAGCAGCACCATGCGGCCGCCGCCGTCGACGGTCGGCTTGACCGCCCGCATGAGCCGGTCCAGGTCGGGCACCAGGTCGGCCTCGTCCACGACGGCCAGCGTGGCCGTGTAGCTGTCGCCCGCCGTGGTCGGGAAGGCCAGGGCCCGGGAGCCGTTCGACAGCTGCCACTCGTGGTCGTTGTCCACCACGAAGGACCGGACCTTGAGCCAGGCCGGGAGCCGGTCGTACATACCGCGCAGGCGGTGGGCCAGCAGGTCCGTCGCCTCGTCGTCCCGGCGGGAGAAGAGGAGCACCTCGGCGGCCGGCCGGAAGAGCATCTCCCAGAGGGCGAAGCCGAGCACCAGCCAGGTCAGGCCGAGCTGGCGGGCCTTGAGGATCACCACGAGGCGGTTGTCGCGGATCGTGTCGAGGGTCGTGACCTGGGCGGGCCAGAGGCGGAAGGCGAGCCAGTCGGCCCGGGTGGCGTCGTAGACGGAGGCGTGGCGGTCCAGGAAGTAGGCCGGGTCCTCGGCACAGGCCGGCAGCTCAATTCGTGCCGGGTCCGGTGAGGCCGAAACGCTCACGCCGCCACTCCTGCGCCCGGTTGCGGGCCTGCGTGAAGTCCTCGACGGTCAGCCGGTAGGGCTCCCGGCCGTCCGGCGTGGTCGGGGCGACCTTCTGCGGGGCGTTCAGGCCCAGCAGCTCGCAGCGCTTGCTGACGCACCAGCGGACCCCCTCCAGGTAGCGGGGGTCGCCGTGCTGCTCCTCGGTGCGGATCGCCGCCCGGGTCCTCTCGCCGTCGCCGC